ATCAGCGGTACGTACGGAGCGTAAACGTAGCCAGTTTCGAGGTAGCTTCCGCCCTTGTAACCAACGAGGATCTTGTTCCGTGGGAAGTAAGGATCCTTGTAGACTGTAAAGCGGTTGCTCAACGCACCAACCTTCTCAGCACCGAGTGTCATTGGAGCAGAAACCTGTCCCTCACCATCAAGACTGTATACCGGCTTGTAGAAGACGGAAGACTCAAGAATGGTTGCAACATCAGGTCCAACAACAATGAAGTTCGCGGAACCGCGAAGTGTCTTGCGATGAATCTGGTTAGCAGCATCAATGATTGTCTCAGTAAGAGTCTCGTACCACTCACGAACCGTTCCGGCCCATGCAGGTCCGGGATGAATCGTGCTTCCACGCTGTACCTCAGCACCGTTTTCCTTGTTGACGAAACGTCCAGGAGCACGTGACCAGTAGAGGTTAGCACCACCAGCCTGAGTCAGAAGATCGTTAAGAATCTCACGATCAAGCTCAAGAGCGATTTGCTCGGAGAGGATCTGCGTAAGCTCAACCTCAGCGTCAAGGCTGTGGTAAGCGTTCAGGTCCTGAGCAAGCTCTGGAGTCCAGCGAGCTTTGAGCTTTCTGGTCTGAGCAGTAACTGCGATCGACTCAATTTTGATGTCGATTTCAGGAATGGTTGGCGATTCATTCTCAAGCTGACGAGCAGATGTAGCAGATTCGAACGCGGGGATGACGAGAGTATCGGCATTTCCAGCACTTGAATCAAGCTTCGAGCTCAACACGTATGAAACGGTCATGTCAGCATCATCAGCACTGTTCAGTGCAGTTCCCGAAAGAACCAAAAGAACGTGCGCGGATGCAGTCGTGTTTGAAGCCATTGGAGCAGCAGTAACAACACTTCCACCATCCCATGTAACCAATTGGTTAAGACGACGGACGTTAAGAACGCCACCGCCCTGAATTGACTCAGGAATTGTAGCAAGATCTGTTGATCCGTGTGCCGTACCAACTGTAAGACCAATGTCCTTGATCATCGTTGAATCAACGTTGGCAAAGTTAGTGGTATTGAAAGGAACGGCGAGGAAGAAGAACTTACCTTCTTCGTTCTCAATCAAGTTGGTGATCTGAGGATCAAACTGAAGCAACTTACCGTCTGTTCCTGTAGCGTGAGCTGCAAGAAGATTACCAGTATCTGCTCCACCAAGAGTAGATGTAGCTTCACCTGCGAACGAGAAAGTATGCGTATCTGAACCGATATCCGCTACTGTTGTTGTGCTATGTACACGTGTGTAACCAGAGCCAGCCAAGTCATATTGTCCACCAGCTGCCAGTGATCCGGACTGAACGCCCTTACCAACTGGGTTGTTGTAGATTGACTTGCCTGCGGTGTATACCGCTTCTGCACCTGATCCACCGACGGCCGAACCGTATGTGTAATCAAGATAGAAGAGCAGACCCGAAGGAAGACTCATTGGTTGAATCGATACGAGATCGTTGGCAACCAAGCCACCGAATACGCGTCGAACGATTGGGAATGCGACGTTTGTGAATCCACGAATGTCGCCACTGTCCGTCATGCTTCCGCCGCCAGAAGAAAGTGATGAAACCTCCTTAAGTAGCTGCGAAGCCTGATTTTCCAGTAGACGAGACATGTTTTCACGCTTAACGTCTTCAAGACCTCTGAGGAGCCCGGTACGAGACCATTTCTCCATCAGACGTCGATTCTGTGACCCCAGGTGTCGAGACCTGATTCCCTCAGTCAACTGATCTAATGTAAAAGACTTAGACATTTGTTAATCTCCTTGTGATAATTGTGTCGATTTTTACTTGTTTCCTGCGATTCCTGCAAGAACAGCCCATCGATCTACCTCAACACCACTTTGCGGCTGAGCCGACCGGGTTGATCTGGAAGACGAACCGATTGTTCGTAGCGTTTTGCCCTCGCGCAGTGAGCGAGTTTTTCCCTTATCAAGGGAGGCAGTCAAGCTCTTATAGAGGAGCTTAGCCTCGCGGAGCGTCTTGGCATTATCTAGAGCCTCAACAATTGCCCGCTGTTGCTTTTGTGAAAGATTTCTGTTTTGCATAAGCTTGTTTACATAAAGAAGCTTAGCATTGAAAAGATTCATCTCTGTGAGTTGTCCCTTCAAAGCGCCTGTTGCCTTTTTGTACTCTGCCAATTGGCGAGCCATGGCTCGGGTCTTTCTGGATTCACTGATTCTTGAACGACGACGACGACGTGATTCTGGCATAGCGTCTCCGCCAGCAGGACGTCCACCGACATCGGGGTTTGGTGCATCACCAAGCTCATCTGCGAGTGCATTTAAGAGGGAATCCTCATCCACATCAACAAATTCCTCATCTTCGAC